AAAATGTATTCTATTACATACATTTTTAAATACGGATAAGGGTCTGCTTTTGTTATTAAACTCTAAATATCCTTGTAGATGGGGCGTACCTTGTTCGCCGATTTCTTTACCGATACAAGATATTTTACAACACTCTGTTATTTTGGAACAAATGGAACTATATTCTTCATCTGTATAGTTATTAAGAGTGAAAGACCAGCGAATAGCAGGCGGTATTTGCTTTAAGGGGGGAGAAATAGTATTACCTCCCCCCTCGGCACTAGACGGAACTATCGGAACTATATTCATATAATATATTTAAATATTATAATTTTTTTTTCTAAAGTTAATATATAAACCAATGGTTTATAGAAAGCGTGGAATGAAATCTAAAGCGGTTATTAAGAAAAGACTTTGGTCTAAGTTTAAGGCAAAACAAAATAATAAAAATATAGTCCGGATAGTAAAACAAACTTTAGCAAAAAAGATTGAAACAAAATATACTAACGCTTCCAGTGTTGATGGTTATGTTGGTCAGTGGGCGACTGGTTCAACGAAAGTGTGGTACCATTTTCCTTTAGTTCCTACTTTAAATATGTCGCAAGGTACAGCTCAAGGTAATAGAATAGGTAATTCTATTAGATTAAAGAGATGGGTTCTTAAAGGAACAATTCACCCAGGCCAAGAAGTAAATGTTTCACCAACAACTACAAATTATCTTCGTTATTCTCATCAAGGTTATGCGATGGTATATTTACTTAAACGAACTGATGGCGAAGCAATAGATACGGAACTTCCGGGTTTATTCCAAAATGGAAACGCCAGTTATGCCGCAGCTGGAACGTATTTAGACCATATGCTTCCAATAAATAAGGATAAATACAAGGTTTATGCTTCTCGTAAGTTTAAACTAGGTCCTTCTTCGCCTATTTCAGCGTCATCAACAGACAATAATATAATGCTTAATAATAATGATTTTAAATTAGTAGCAGATTTCGGATTTGATATAACCCGATTTGTAGGTAAAAACGCGATGATTAAATACAACGACGGATTAACTACAGCACAACCTCCTGCGGCATTAAAAAATCTAGAAATTGTCTGTGTATGGTCTCCTCCATTTGGTTCGTTTTCTGCGCAAACTTTAGCAACTTCAACAACTTTTTATAAAATATCTTGTACTTGCCACGCAGAGTATGAAGATGCTTAGACCCCGGGCTTAAAAAAGGGGGTTCTTGGGGTGTCTCCATAGAACTCCCACGCCGTGAGCGAATAATCTCGTCGTGCCGAAACAAAAAAAGATATGATAATGTAATTGAACGAAAACGGAGTGGACTACAAAGTTCTTTATATTCTGAAAAACCTACGAAGTCGGGGGCTTGCCCCCTTTACCCCTTTAGGGGCGACTTTGGAGGGCTTTTCGAATGTAATGAACTTTTTATGTTGAGTTCATTAATTCATAATTTATATAAAAATATATATATTATGAGCGAAGGCATTAGTTAAAATCATCATCATTACAATCAATACAATTAAAAGCGGCGATGTCGGCTTCGCCCCTTAAATTAGTTATTTTCCATCTATCAGTGGATAATTTCTCCTTACAATTTGGAGGAAAATTAGCAAACACAATAATATGAGGAGGATTGAAAACTTTAGAACCAGTCTCATACTTTGTATTACAAACTAATCCATTTTTAATACTTTCTAGAGACGCATATGAGATACTTCCACGATTGGCTCGTGGAATATCAAACATAATACAATTACACTTATCCATATCAGCGTTAAAAATTAAGTTCATAATGTCGGAATACTTGCCGCCGTTTATATATAAAACATTATGCTTAACAACGCAATATTTAATAAAAGCAGATTTCCCATAATTACCGATACTTTCCCAAAACCAATATATACTTCTATCATCGGGTTCAGTTTTAATGATATATTCAATTTCTAATTGATAAGGATATAGATTAGTTATAATTTTAATTGGTTTAGGAAAACCGATGGAAAAAGTAAGATTTTCTTTAGAACAATATTTTAAATTATCTTCTTTGCTTCCTTTAGATTTTTCAAAATGTATTCTATTACATACATTTTTAAATACGGATAAGGGTCTGCTTTTGTTATTAAACTCTAAATATCCTTGTAGATGGGGCGTACCTTGTTCGCCGATTTCTTTACCGATACAAGAT